CGCGGCCTCGACCGCAGCCGATCCCGTGTCGAAGAGGTCGTCGATGATGGTCGTCGAGCCGGCCACCTCGGCGGTGAAATAATCTACCATCACTTGCAGAGTGCGGTACTGCGTCCGATTTGACGGCGACAGCGTGCGAACCTCAATCTGCTCGCTGACGGCGTAAACCGCGGCAGACGGGAAGCTCGTTGAGGCAAGCGTGTTGTTCCGGCCCTTGAGGAGATTCGCCGTGGGAACGACGCTAGCCTGCGTCAGCTTTAACCCGATGGCGTTGCGGATATTGGTGCGGGTGCTCACGCGGCAAGAAGTTGTGGCATCGTTTGCGCGCCCAGTTCCGGTACAGGTTGGGCGCCTTCGACGCGAGTAAATCCTAGGTTGACGGCCTTGCCAGCCAAGAGCCGCTTCACCTTTTTCATCGTTGTAGATACGCGGGAGTTGAACGCGCCATCGATCATCCGCTGATAATTCGGAATCTTCACGTTGCGATTTCGAGCAGCGATGAAAACGGGACGCTCGTTTGCACGACCGAACCAATACGCGACTTCGCCAGCGTTAGAGGCCAATGGCTCGGCGAATTTCTTGTATCTGGCCCCGGTGGCCTTCGCAGCTGGAATCCATCCGGCAACGGTCCAGCCCACGCGGTCCTCGATTGCCTTCCGATAGCGTCTCGCGTCTGTCTTGTAGGCCGCCACGTTCTGATCCTTCGGGATTCGGCCGTACTTGTTGCGCGCGCGCAGATGCACCTCTGCGACCTGGGTGATATCCGAAAGCACGCGCCGGCCTCCCCAGTAGGAGATCTTAGGATTTCGCAGTAAGTTGTTTAGCTTCTCGGTCTCGCGCCGACGAACCATCCGCGCCATTGATTCGTAGATGCTCCCCGGTGCAGCCTTAGCCTTTAGCGTGTTGTAATCCAGCACCGCGGTCATCTTGCCGATGTCCTTGCGGACCGCGTTCACGCCCTGCTTCTTGCTTTTTGGAGGAGTGAACTTGATGAATAATTGCGTGAGATACCGGCCCTCCTCCTTGATGATTGGGCCAAGGCCGAACTGCGAGGCGCGCGCGAGCTGAGTAAGCGCTGCGGACAAGCGTTCATTCTCGATTGTTATCGCGATCATATCACCTTAGCGACGTCGATCTCGCAGCCCGCGCCCTCTGCGTCGAACCGCACCTGCTCGACGAAGTAGGTCGTGCCGGCTCGCACCAGCGTCTGACTCTGCGCCGGCGTGCCCGTGACCGAGGAGGTCGTAAAGAACACCGTGAACTTCACGTCGTCCCGGCGCTGATCCTCGAACTCGTCAAAAAGGTTCCGGCTGGAAGACCAGACTCCAGTGATCGTGCTGCCGAGGTAGGAGAACGTGATGCCGGCTTGCTCCAAGATGGCGCCCTGATCGAGCGCCAGCTGCACGGGATCGAAGTCGCGGACTGCGGCCATACTTAATCGCCAACTGTCACAACGCGCGAGGCCGGCGAGAAGGCGTCATCCTGCGCGACGCCAGAGCTTACGTGCCAGAACTCCTTCCGCACGGCGCCGGCGATGATGCACGGGGAAGAATTGATCGTGAACATCTCCTCGGCGTCGCGGATGATCCGCGGCAAGTGCGCCGGCGACTTTGCCCGCAGGATCATCGCCTGCGGCACGCGCCAGGTCAGGAGCTTCGCCTCCTGCGCCTCGTCCGCGAGGAAGACAATCGGCCGCTTGGCGACCCGCCGGCAGGCTTCCATCAGCGCCCCAGCGTGGTACTGCTTGCCCTGCGAGTAGCCGAACGGCGCCAGAAGGCAGATCTCGCGGCTGAAGCCGTAGTCCTCCAGCGGCGGCTGCTCGTCTATCAGATCGAACTCGGGCCGCTGGTTAAGCTGGGCGAACTCGGGGAAAAGGCCGAAGACAAAGTCGCCCCAGGGTTTCCCGCTGGCACGATACTCGTCGTAGCGGTGCGGCCAGATCTCAAGCTCGAGCACGCGGCCGAAGCGCATCTTGTCGCGCTGCTTCGGATCCGAGGGCCGCACGTAGCTAACGCAGGAGAAGAGCCCCCAGTAATGCTCTAAGCACTCGACGTAGACGGAATGACCTTGGCTCGCGAGATGCCGCGCAATCGGCAGGATGCGGATGATGTCGCCGAGGCGCTGGTGGTAGACGATGCAGATTCTCACGCCTTAAAGACCATCGTGAGAATGTTCGGCCAGTCACCATCATTCTTGCGGACCGCGTCCTCGGGCGAGCCGATGAAGACCGGACGAAGCCCATTGATCTCCATCACGTTCGCCAGCGTTTCCGGCGTGAAGTGCCAGAGATGCTCACCTGGGCGGCGGTGCTTCCAGCGGTAGAACCACTCGGAGCCCAGCGCTGGGTGATACCACGGCACGGAGACGATCGCGCTCCTCGCCTTGAACCTCGGCAGCTCGTCGAAGTGCTCTAGCGAGTCGAAGAACGTCAGCACCGACCAGCGATTGATCTGCCAATTTGGATCAATCTTCACGAACGAAGGCGCAGGATATGGGGAAACGTCGTAGCCGTAGCAATGGACCCAACCGCTACTGCGGTTGATCTCCCGCAGGAACGCGCCGGTGCCGTAGCCGACGTCGCAGACGGCCTCCGCGTCGGGAAAGAAGCGCCGAAACAGCGCAGCGCGAATCTTCGAGAGCTCGCGCTCGGGATACTTCTCGTAACGCGCGACGTAAGCGTGGTCATACTGCGCGTGGATCGTGCGGTCGCGCGACATCAGCGCGTCCGTCTGGTTGTGGATCCGGTACTCGTAGAAGAACTGGTTGCTCACGGCGTCGTCCATTTTAGATCTGCTTCAGGGTTGCGCTGCTTGAAGAGCTCGAGGCCGGCGTCGTAACGCTCCTTCGTATTGTTGTGCTGGTAGGTCGCGTCCCAGTTCCCCTTTTTGAAGGCTGGGTGCTGATGCTCGAACTTGTAGAGGTGGCGCGCGTCGATGACGACGCCGTCACGCCAGGCGCGGTGCGAGAACTCGTTATCGCTGAAGACCGACTCGTATCCCTCGTGGAAGAGCTCGCCGCCCTGCTGCTCGAAGCGGGCGCGCGAAAGGATCGCCATACAAAGGAGCGGGCCGGTGCGGTGACCGTCGTGGACCGCGATGACGAGCGGCTCCTTTTGCAAGTCGCGCCCGTCGACGAGCGACAGCAGCTTTGCGTCCCAGCCGATAGGCGGAACCCAGTCGTCGGACAGCTGCACAATCAGATCGCCGCGCGCCTTCTTGGCTGCGAGGTTCCAGGCTGCGACGCAGGAGCGCTTGTCCGAGACTACGCTCAGGAACTGCTTGCCCATCGTCACCGACTCCTTGTCGTCCGCGTCCACGGCGAAGACGTGCTCGATGCGGGTCGGATCTTGAGCCAGCCCGAGCCAAGCCTCGCGGCAGGCAACGGCCTTCGACGTGCGGCCGCGGGTCGCGTGGACGAGCGAGATGCGCGGATGATTGCCAAGGTGAAACTGCTGCTGGAGCACGTCAGCCCGCGCTTCCATCCCAGCCAGTCGGAAGGCTCGCGCTGCCAGATCGTAGCCCGCCCAGCCGTAGTATTTCGCCTCCGAGGTCCACGGCTTGTCCGCGCCGATTGGCTCCTTGTGGCGCAGCATCTCCTCCGCCCACCAGCGCGCACGCGCCCCGTCGTTCTTCTCGAAGAGCAGAAGGATGATCGCAGCGTAAGCCTCGCGGCACCACGGGAACACGGCGTGCGCTTGCAGCGCGTAGCTCATCGCCTCGCGCGAGTCTCCGCAGAGCTTGGCGAGGTTGAGCAAAGCCTCGTAGCGGAAGGACTGCTCGAGGTTCGGGAAGCTTAGAGCGATCTTGCCGAACTGTTCCGCGGCTGCGCGGTTGCCGGCGCAGAGGTGCTCCTGGTGAATGTAGAAATATTGAGTCGGCGTCTCCTTCACCGACTGACCGAGGATGCGGAGATTGCGCCGGCGGTTCTCCTTCTTGACCGACTTCGGCGCGTGAACCCAGACCGGCCGCGGCCAATCCTCGTGCTTGTCGCCGGGGAGAAGGAGGAGGTTCTCGTGGACATCGTGATGCCAGACGCGCCCAGCCTCGAAGGCAGAGCGGCGGATCGCGCGTTCGCGGTGCAGCTTCTTGTTCGTCCCGCGGACGTCGTAAGGACAGCGCACCATCAGCACCTCGGGCGCCACCGTGCGGAGGAGATCGCGGAAGTCGTGCGCCTCGTCGAGCAGATCGTCGCAGTCGGACCAGACGATCCAGTCGCCGGTCGCCTTGGCGAAGGCCGCGTTTCGGGCGCGCGCGAACGAGTCGACGTGGTCCCACTTCTCCGCGCCGTAGCCGTTGCGATACTCAGCCCCGCGGAAGTCCTTGCCATTCTCGCGGCACCAAGCGGCTGCCATCTCAAGGGTCGCGTCGGCCTCCTTCGCTCCGATAGCCCGCACGATGCAGAGCTCGTCGAACACAGGCGAGAAGCTCGAGAGCATCGCGATAATGTGCTCGGCCTCGTTGCCGCAGATGACGCAAAGTGAGACGCGCATTGCGCTGTCGGTCGCGTCAAAAAGAAACCCGCGCCCCAGTTAAGGAGCGCGGGGCGAGCCTAGGATGCTATCCTAAGCGGTGCCAGATCAGACGAACTGGGTAGCGATAAGCTGGCCGGCGTTGGTGTTGACCACCTTCTCCGACACATAGTGCGAAGCGCGCACGATGTTGCTCTTGATCGACTCGTCGCGGTAGGTGAACACGCCGACCGCGGGACCGTACTCGGACCAGTTGAGCGTGAAGCCCGCGCCGCCGCCGAAGTAGCCGGCGCCGGACTCGGTCACGGAACCGACCCAGATGTAGGTGTTGGCCCAGATGTTCGCGCTCGAGAACGCCACGCCTTCAGCCGCGGAGTCATAGGCCGCGCGACCGATCAGCACCTCGCTCACGCCGAACACCTCCGCCGCCGCCTGGGTGGAGGCATTGAGGATCGTGTCGCTCGAGATGCCAGCGCCGCGGAGGCGGTTCTGGAACTTCGTCGACGCGCGGATGCGGGTCCAGACGGGATACGGGATGACCACGCGCAGATTACTCGTGGACTCGCCGTTGGCGAGCAGACGGTCAATGGCCTCCTGCACGTCCTGGCCGACGTCGAACGTCGCGAGGTTCGCGGTCGTGTAGGCGGTGCCGGAGTTGGTGCTGGTAAAGTTGCCCGTGCTGAAGATCTGCGCGGCCACGCGGAGTTCGTGAGCGAGCAGGAGCTTGCGGCGGGACAGCTTGGCGGCGACGACCTCGGCGTCGAAGAAGCGCGAGACGTCTGCCGTGACGGTGTCATCAACGGCCTGCTCGTACCCGTATTCGAGCGCGAGGTAGGTTTCCTGCGTGAAGGAATTGGTCCCACGCGGGAAGGTGGAGTACGGGTCACGCACCTTGACGTCCGACTTGAGCAGCTGGCCCTCCTTCAGCTTGAAGGCGGGGTACTGACCGGCGCGGACGGGGACGTTGAGGATCGGCATCACGCGCGTGCCGATCAGACCAGTCTCCCAGTCTTTGGCTTGCTCGAGGACGCCGGCGATGTCGCCACGGAAAACGGCGGCTGAATTGGTGTACATTGTAGAAGATCCTTTTGTTAGAGGTTACAGGTTCTTCGGGATGAACTCGATCACCGCGGAGCCGTTGCCGCTGGCCTGAGTCGAAAGACTCTTGCCCACGGTCACGGTGCCGGTGGTGGAGACGAGGCCCGAAGCGGCGAGGTAGAGGTTATCGCCAACGGTCACGGGAGTGCCGGTGACGACGGCCTTCATCGTGCCGGCGGAGTGGAGGAAGCGGACGGTGATGTAATCACCAGAAGCCGCATCGATCTGCGCGATACCGTCGCACGCGGTCGACGTCGAGAGGCCGACGCCGCGGTTGTTGGAAATCACGACGCCCTGAAAGGCGGTGATGGTGGTGTTGGCAAGGAACGTGCCGTTGCCGAGGTATTGGGTAGCCATTGTAGGTTACTGGTTAGAGTTTGACGACCTCGCCGGCAGCGACGCGGGAGCGGTACTGCTGGTATTCGGTCGCGTGATTCTTGATGGCGAACGCGATGGCGTCGCCCTTGTTGCCCTTGAGCTCGGAGGTCTTCGCGGCCACGATGGCCTCGAAGCTCTTCGCCTCGCTCTTGGCGGGAGCCGCAACCTCAGCGGACGCCGCGGGAGCCGCGGGCGCGCCGATCGTCTTGGCGAACTCCTTGAGCGCAGCCTCGGCGGCCTGCTTGGCGGCCAGCTGCACCTCGTCGTTCTTGGCCGACATCGCAGCCGGCTTGTCTTCAGGCTTGGGCATCCCGGCCTCCAGCTTGGAGAGCCGCTCGCCCATCGCCATCATCGCGGATTCAATCATCCCCGCGATCTCCTTTTTCACGTCATCATTCATCGGAATTTTGATTTCGATTTCGGTTTTCGCCTCCTCGGACGTGGTGCCCGATTCAGTCTGAAAGGATTTCATCCGGCGCTCGAAGAGGCCCTCGGCGTTGGCGGCCGGCTCGCTCACCAGGTCGACGGAATAAATCTCCGAGCAGCGCTGAAGCATCGTCTTTTTGTCGCCCGACATCTCGACGGGACCGGAGAACGCGATCGACAGCCCGAAGGTGTCCGGGATCTTCTCCGCGATCTCGAGCACGTAGGCGCGATGCGGCGAATTTTGCAGAAGGTGCAGATCGCCCAGGAGCTTCTTGCCCTCGATCCGCAGCGCGTCGACGTAGCCGATGATGTCGCCGGCGCCCGAGTTGTGGTCGAGCTTAACCTTCAGCCCGCCCTCGTATTGCTCGGCCGCGGCCTTCACCTGCTCGAGCGTGCGCGCGTCGACCATCACGCCGTGGCCCAGCGCCGGTCCCTCGGAGATGAGTGAGACGCCGCGGATCACGCCCGCTTCGGCGTCGATCTTCCCGGCAGCTACGGCAAAGGTAATGGTGGGCGCGGCCATTGTAAAAGCCGCCGCCGTCAAATCATCCTTTAGATTTAACGTCTAAAGTGGCGCGCTTCTTGTATGCAGTAACGCGCACGACCTTCTTCGTAATCTCATCCCACACCGGGAATTGCGCGACTTCGACGGTCTTCGCGCGGATCGCGGGCCCGAGGAGCACGCGCACGTTGTCGACGCTGCACTCCAGCTGCTCGGCCACCTTGTCGCGCGAATCCCAGCCGGCAGGCAGCACGTAGGTCTTGCGGTTCTGCGCTTCGACGAGGGTTTTCCAGTTCATAGCTTTAACAGCGCCGCGAAGTGCGACTCGCCCTCGATGATGGGGATGTTGAGATGCAGGAACGCGCCGCTTGTCGCGACCAGCTGGACAGCATACCCGTGCGACCAATCGGTCGGCGCCGTGTGCTGCCAGAGTGGCTGAAGCTGGCAGAGGCAGCCTGGGTTCCACGCGCCGATGATGCCGCTCGAGATTCGGCGAACGATGTTGGATTGCGCGCGATGCGTGTGTCCAAAGACGCAGTTGCCGGCGATCTTGTCGACCGTCGCGCCGACCGCGTTTTTCGCAGTGCTGACGCCGTGAAAGAAGAAGCACTTCCCGCGCTTGATCACGCCGGGGACCGGAAGGCCGTCGTAGAACTCGCCCTGCCGGTAATACGCGATCTCGCGCTCCTTGAGCTTGAGCCGGAACTCAGGAGCCAGCAGCCGGCGCAGCCCCTCGGCGTCCTTCTTGTGCCGGAGGACTTGCGTCACGCACCACGTTTCAACGCGCCGCTCGTGATTGCCCTCAAGATACTCGATCTTCGCGCGAGGCGCAGCGGCCCGCAGCTGGTCGAGAAAAAGTGCGGAGGCGGCGAGGTCTTCCTCGTAAGTGTAATCCGTCTCGGCCACGTAGCCCATAACGTGGTGCTGCGCGAGGAAGCCACCGCAGTCTACGTGATCGCCTAGCAAGATGATCTCCTGCGGGTCCAGCGCGCGGATGTCGGCCAGCATCGCGGCGACGGCCCTCGGATCAACGAGCGAGCCGTGCGTGTCGGGAATTACGACGCGGACGATGTCGGATCCGGTGCGCTTACGCGGGGAGACGGACGGCGCCGGCTTGGCCTTGCGCGCCTTGGTCGCGTTCTCGAGTGCAGCCCTGGCGACGTCGAGCTCTTTCCGCAGGCCGGCGATCTCGGCCTCGTAGACCTTGCGCGCCTCGTCGCGCTGGACTGCGGACCAGTCAGTCACGCTTGGCAGCCTCCTCGGCGTGCTTCGCGTCCTCGCGCTGCGCGATCCGCCAGTCGCGGTGCCAGCGCCAGATCAGGAAGCCCAGCGAGACGACGCCGGTCGCGATGCCGAGTCCTGAGTGAATTTGTCCCGCGGTCACGGTTGCGACCGGAGGAGCGATTGCGGCGACGGCGTCGGCTGGCTTGATCATCGGAGGAGATTATTTGCTGCGCGTCATCTGGTGGCGCACGCCGAGCCAGAAGTAAACGCACGCGAAGGAGACCGTGAGGATCTCCGGCTGGAGCCCGGCGAGTTGGTCGGCCGGGCGGGTCCAGATGTAGAGGCACGCACCCGCGACCATCAGCGGCCGGACCATCTGCGTGCTGAAAGCAGCGATGGCGAGGAGCCCGTGCTGCCAGCTTGGCGCCGTCGGCGGCGGCGCGTAGCTCGAGCCGACCGTGCCCTCGACAGCCTTGGCGAAAGCCTCGACCTCCGCGATGGCGATCTGCTTCTCCTTGAGCGCCGCGATCTCCGCGATGCGCCGCTTGCTCGCGCTCCACTCCTTGAGCTCGCCCACCGCGGAGCCGAGCACCTGCGTCAAACCGCCGAGGATCGTGCCCCCGGCGGCGCTGGCGAGGAAGGAGATGAGGCTCATCAATTAAGAGCCGCTCGGCAAAACCGGCGGCGCTTGGATCGCCTTCGCCAGCGTATCGACGGACTGGCGAAGGATGTCGTGCTCCTGCGCCGTACCGCGGAAGGCCGCGGCAACGTGCGCGAGGTTCTGCAAAGCCTGCTCGGGAGTCAGTTGGTTTTGATTCACGAGGCAGGACGCTCCGTCAAATCACAGCGGAGTCAGCCCGGCGTTCTGCGCGAGCACCTCGTAGAAGCCGACGTCGTCGGTCCAGGCCGCGGTCTGCGCCTCGGTGGCGTTGACTAGCTGGGAGGCGACTTCCGCACCGGCAGCGTCGAGCAGCTGACAGTCGGCAACGGCGGGACCGTTCTGGTAGTTGATATATCTCGGAAAGAATTTAACGGCAGTCTTGGTGCCGGTAGCAGTCCACACGCTCACGGGTTGAATGGCGATTTCGTTATTCATAGGTCAAAGGTTAGGTTAGGTAGCAGGAAGGAAGCGGAAAGTTGAGGCGATTTCCTTTGCGGATGTTCCAGTACTTCGGCAAGAGCTGGAGGTTCTCGGCGCAATGACTTCCGCCCTTTGAAAGCGGGTGGATGTGATCTACCTCAAACGCGATGCCAAGACATTTACCGACTCGATCCGCCATCTCGTAAAATCCGGCAATAAATCGCAGCGAGATCGTCGCGGCGCGCTTCAATGAAATGCGCTTCATTGCAGCAGCTCGCATCCGATCTGGATGCATCTTAGCGTAGCGGCGACTCCTCTCCTTCAGATACTCCTTGTGCTTAATTCGCCAAGCTAGCGCCGAAGCCTTATCCTTTTCCAAGTTTGCTGATCTCCATTTACGGGTGATCTGGCGCACCTTGTCCTTGTTAGACCTCTGCCAAGCTAACCCGTTTTTGAGATGCTGCTCCTTGTGCTCGGAATACCACTCCGCGCCCTTGGCCTGCTCATAGGCGCGATAGTGGTCCAACTGCTCCTTGGTCACCCATCGCTCGCTTTTCGCGGCATCGCTGCGGTACTGCCAGAAGTACTTGCCCAGTTCCTCATTGAACTCACCCCGTCGCCAACGCCGCGCCGCTGAGACCTTCTGGTCCCAGACCGAAACGGGGGAGATGGCGATGACGTTATTCATAGGGAAAGATTAGTTGTTGGTGGTCTTGGCGTGGATGTAGTAGATCGTGCCGCCGATATCGACTTCAATGGTCCGATTGGGCGAGGTCGGGGAAACGCTGGCGACGGTGCCAAGCTTCCAGTTGGCGGCAGTTCCACCAGAAGGCGCGGCAGTCTTAATACTTCCGACAAACTCAGCGGAGGTCGTGCCGGTCATCGTCAACGCCGCAGTCGTGCCGAGGCTCTTGAGTGTCAGCACATCCGAGCTATCAACTTCCAGCGTCCAGCGATTAGTGGCCGCCCGCTGCATCGCCAGCTTTGAGGCAAAGCCCGAATCGGCGTTAATCTCAATCGTAGCTCCGGCACCGGCCTTGGCGACGTTCAACAAACCGCCGCCGAGGTACATTTCCTTCGCCACCCCCACGCCCCCGCTCACCACCAGCGCACCGGAGGAGGTGTTGTTGGAGGCGGTGGTGGAGCTAACTGAAACGGCACCAGTAAAAGTCGCAGCGTTGGTCGCAGCGGTCAAAGTTAACGCGGCGCTAATACGAGGCCGCAAAACAATGTCCCCGCCATCGGTAAGCCTAGTGTCGAGATACAACTTACCCCCAGCGGCTCTTAGAGCCGAGTCGCCGGGGACATACACGGCGACCAGCGAACCATCGCTGCCAGCGGTAATCGCGCCACCCGCATTAATCGCGCCCCCCACCCCCACCCCGCCACTAACCACCAGAGCGCCGGACGAGGCGGTTGTGGAGGCGGTGGTGGAGTCAATTAAGACGCTGGAACTTAAAATCGTAAGCGCAGCACTAGAAGTAGCTCCCGGCGTCATAGACATCTGCATCCGAGAATTGACCATATCTCGGAAATAGAGCAGACTATCACCGGAAAGCTTGTAAATCCACCACTTGCTAGTAGCGGAATCCGTGAACCGCAGGGACGCAGAACCACCAGTATCTAACGCAACCCCGTTGGCGCCATTGTTTACGATGCTACTCGTTGTTAGCGCACCAGTCACCGTCAGCGTCCCGCCCACCGTGGCGTTGCTCCCGCTCACCGTGACGGCGTTGCTCCAGGATGCCGTGCTGCCGTTCGTCGTGAGCAGGCGCCCGCTGTTGCTCGTCTGGCTGGGAAGCCCCGCTACCGGCTGCGCGCCCCAGCTGACGGTGCCGCTGCCGTCGGTGAGCAGCATGTATTGCGTCGATCCGGCTTGATCCGGCAGCAGCGCGTTCAGCGCCAAGGCCCGCGTCGTCTGGCCCGTGCCGCCTTGATTGATCTGCGCCACGCCGGCGAGCGAGCCGAAGTCGCCCACGCCTCCCGCGCCGCCACCACCCCGGCTGGCGAGCGTCTGCCATTGATTGCTGTTCTTCGACGGTTTCTCCGTCACGCCATCGACGGTCGCGATGTAGCTCGAGCCCAGCCACGAGACGACGTCGAGGCGGTTGTAAACCTCGCCATCGATGAACGTGCCGCGGGGATTCAGCGAGGCGCCCGCCGCGCCGGCAGGCCCAGGGATCAGCTGAAGCTTCTTCGCCTCCTCCTTCGCCGCGAACTCGACCCGCTCCAGCTGCTGGCCGAACTGGGTCACGAGCGAGCCCAGCTGCGATTGCAGCGCCACGATCTCGGAGCGCAGCGTCTCGGCCTCCGCGCCCGCCTTGGCCGCGTTCGTCTCGTCGGCCTTCTTGAGCTCAAGCGCGATGACGCCCACTTGCTCGTCGACCGCCTTCCGCATCTCTTCCACGCGAGCGGAGAGCGCGCCCAGGTTGTTGTCGAGGACGTGGAATTGCAGCGCCTTGATGCCGGAAAGCGCCGCGGAGAGCGCGTTCGTCGCGGCCTCGAGCGGCTTCGCGTGCGTCGAGAACTCGCCCTCCAGCTTCTCGGTGCGCGTCTTCACCTCGCCGAGCGTCTCGGCAAGGAGGATCAGTTCGTCGGAGTAAATGCTTTCCAGTTGGCTGCTCATTGGGAGAGTTTCTTTTCGATGGCGGCGATGCGAGCCTCTAGTGCGGCGGCGT